AATTTTAATTAATATTAATATATTATTATATATACTATGGATTTTTATACTCGCTTATTTTGGATGTTTTTCTTTGCCTTCATTATTTTATCTGGTTATTTAGTTTGCTGTACCAAGAAAACTAATATATTTTATTTACAAATAGGCTCTGGATTAGGTATGTTTGCTACAAGCAAAATTGGAAGAAGCTTTTTAGGAATCTGAGTGATTCCATAGTTTATCTAATTTCCAAATAGGAGTGCGTTTATTTAGAGCCCAACGCGAAAAGCGATTAACATAATGGCGACAATCATTAATACCTAATATGTATTTTTTTTGTAATGTTTTTTCAAATTGTACAACTTCTTCAAGTGTTTTACTTGTTTGCCCCCAATAAATGGTTTTATTTGGAACATTTTCAGGAATATAAAATCTATATAGTTTGTCTACAAAACGTGATTCGCTATTTAATATTACTTCATTAGTCGGCGAGCTAATAATAGTAGAACTTGTTTTATATTCGCATTTAGTAGGGTCACAAAAAGGTCTGTAATCATATCTCAACATTGTGTCTTCATTTTTAAAACTAATTCCAATATGATATAAATTTAATTCATTATTGAATTTTTCTAAATGTAAATTGACGTCTAAATGTGAATGTAAAGGAACGTGTGGTTGTATGTTATTAAGTGGCACAATATATGCTAATAAGATTTGAACATAATATAACATATATTAGTATATACTATAATATATAACAATATAAAAATAACTTTATTAATTAACTATTAAGACTTATTAATAAATAACTTTATAATATATTAAGGATGCAAAGTTGTATACTATGCTTAGAAGAAGGAGCAAATTTAAAACAACTAAATCATTGTGGAGTTTATTATATTCATAAACAATGTCATAGTAAATGGATTTCTAAAAATAATACATGTATTGTGTGTAGAGAACCATTAATAAAGGAACATACAATAATAGTACAACAAGTTCAACAAGTTCAACAACAAGCACAAGAATCAGTAGAAGAAAATTATAATTATAGGATTATAAATAATATACAATTTAAGATAGTTTATACTATTAATGTAATGTTAATAGTAGTAATAACAGTACTTATTTATTATATATGGTAATTAAAAATAATAAAATTAAGTTAAAGCTAATGCCATAATATAGTATAATACATTATAATACATTATGGCAAACATATTATTAGGAGACCAAAACAAAGAGCTTTTATGGAGCATATTATATTCTAATAAAACATTTGAAACAATTCCGCAATCTAAATTTAACAATGTAAAAACTATATTTGAAAACGCTATTATAAAAGTAGTGAATTCTAATTTAGAAATGCTAGAGTCAACTACAAATATAAATACTATAAAAACACTTGTTACACAATTGAACAAGGTTATTTTACAAAATATAATAGTAGATATTGCTAACTTTAGTCAATTATTATTAACTTCAACTAATCCAAAAACCAACTTTAAAACGGCGACTTTAGAAACATTTGAAAAACAATATAAAGAAAAACAAGTATCGTTTAATGAGTTTATGACAAAAATAGAGCCTCCACAAGTAAATTTTGAGTCAATAAAAGAAGACACATTAGAAACAAGCGAATTAGATAAATTATTAGAAAATATTCAAAAAGAACGCTTAAAAGACATTAAGAAGCCAGAAATGTTAGAAAAGTCAGAAAAGTTAGAAATGTCAGAAAAGCCAATTAACATAGAATTGGTGAACTTAAATGATTTTGAAAAAGAATTATTTACAGAAAAGCCGGTTCAAGACCCGCAAATCTCTAAAAAGAAGATTGTAACAATTGAAGAACTCTTACACACTATTCAACCTGTTTCAGAAAAAAAGGACAATCAAAGTTTACTACTATCTATTGATGAAAAACTAATAACATTAATGACTAATCAGCAAAAGATTATGGAAAAACTGGGTCTACTATAATTTCTGAAATCTGTGTGTGCCGTCTTCTTGTTTTACTAATTTGCCTAAAAGCAAAAGTTCTTGCTTTAAGTAGCTGTCATAATCATATAAGTCTTTGGTTTCTTTATTAAACGCATATACTACTCCATTTATAGTAAGTTCATTTAATTTAACGACTTCCGTTTTCTTGTTGAGTTTCATACCCTCATCTTTGTCTTGATTACTAATATTTGGAGTATATACATATTTATCTTCGCGAGGATTACCAATAACAAAACATTTAAGGTCGCTCTCTTTGCTGGATGAGCGACTATGAATAGCACAGTCAATTGCTGATTCTTTTACGCTCTTTAATAATGACGCATTAATTTCTTCTTTAATACTAGATATTTCGTATAAATATTCGTCGCTAGTAATAACTTTTTTCTTATCTTTTTTGGAAAGATCTTTTAAGCGCAATTCAATTGACAAATCACTTGACAATTGTGTTTCGCTAAATATCATTAAATATAAAAATACTTTAACTGTTTGGAGTTCTTTAGGTAAATCACTATGACTACATATGCGACGTGCACGACCAATTACTTGATGGGTTCGCACAGGATGCCAATAAGGTTCAGTAATATGAACATAGCGAACATTTTTCAAACTAATACCTTCGGCACCAGAAGAAGTAATCATCAACACTTTTATTAGCTGTCCATAAAAATTGTCACTTGCTATTTCCATTATGGATTTTAACAACGAAGAAGGCACAAGCTTCCAAGTGCTGTTTAGCACATTTTTAATAATTTCGCGCTCTTCTGGTGTTTCCGAACCAGTATATGATGCATACATCGGCTTTCCAACATCTTCATACGCAACCGCCAAAATAAATTCGCCTTTTTCATTTTTCTTTAACTTAAACTCGGCAAAATTGTTTTCCTTTAAAACCAGCTTAAAGATGCCAATGCCTTCAAGTGTTTTAAACTGCGAATAAAGCAAGTGTATACCTTTATGGTCATCATCAATAATATTTTCTAAAATATGTAGAAATTTAGGGCTATGTTTTTGTAGGCCAACTTTAGACAAATATTTGCCTGAATTGCGCTCAAGTTCTTTTAGTGCTTCGGCAATACGTTTTCCATAAGAGCTGTCGCTTAATTTTGTCTGAGCTTGGTCTTTTTCCAGTTCTTTAATATCGTCTGCGTCATATTTTCCATCAATATTATTTATTTTTTCCGCACTAGTCAAGTCATCTAATAATTCTTCAGATATATTTTTCGCAATAATAGAATTGTCAATATCTTCTTCAATTGCGTCTAATGCTGACTCAACAGTTGATTCGCTATTTGGCATAGGACGGATGATGTCGGGTTTAGGAAATACAAAATTACAAAACGCGCGGGAAAATATGCGATATGTTGAGGCGCTATCATTATATAGCTCATCGTTTTGCGCACCAGTTTTGCCTTTTTTAGATTTTTTCTTCTTATTTGCTTCTTCTAACTTGCGCTCTTGGACGCGAGCTTCTTCATATATTCCAAATTGAAAATCGCTCATTGCAACTTTAATGATTTTAAAGTCGTCAGGATTAGAATGGTCGTAGCTAGGCATTAGTTGCTCTTGTGCGCTTCTAAAATAGGATGTTAGCCCTATTATTCGCATTTTAAACATAGATTGATTATTTATAGTATTGTTTGGGTTAATAAAGAGAGATTTAAACTCATCAAAATTATCAGGTAGCGCTTTGTAACCATTAACATTTATCTTATTATTGGCGATTTTAATATTATGTGCTTCTAACACACTTGTTATTTTTTCTATAATTTGTGCGCTAGTTAGCAGTTCATTGCTATAAATTAGTTTATTTTTGTTTGCTCCAGATTTAATATAGCCAAATGGATTTGGAGTAATACTAAGTTCATAACTTACTGCATTATAGTCAATATTGTCAATATAGCTTAACACATTTGCTTTGCTAAACAGTGATTCTAAATTTTCCATAGTTATAGGTTTTTTATCAATTAACAATTTACAAGTATAAGTCCGCAGCGTTCCACGCAATATGTTAAACAATATTGCGATTTCATTTGGATAATTAATGATTGGTGTTCCTGATAATAAAATGATTTTACAATTTTCAGCATCCATTAAATAGTTGTAAAGCTTCATTGATAATGATGTTTTGCGAGTAAGTTTATTTACAATCCTGCTTATAAAATTATGGGCTTCATCAATAATAATTACTTTATTTGAAAAAGGATTAAGCGTTCCACCATTTGTTAGTCCATTTAAGTGGGAACTACGTAAGCCGTTATAGTTTATAAATTGATATTTATAGGAAATCATTTTGTCCAATTGATTATTAATTTTTTGCTGATCTTCAAAATCCAATGTATCATAGTTTGGTTGCTTTTTAATATTAATAAACCATGCGCCACCATTGGTTTTAAGATATTCTTGCGGAAGCTTCAAAATGGTGCTTAAATATTCGACATATTGTGGATGCGTTTTTGTGCTAATAAATTCCCAATATTGATTTTTTTTATATAAATAATCACCACATTTTTTTAACTCTTCAATATAGTTAGATCTTAAAGACGCAGGAGTCATTATCATAATTTGTTTTTCATTTTTAATGCCTTCAGCAATTGCAATAGAAGAACATGTTTTGCCTGAACCAAGACCGTGATATAATAATAATCCTCTATAAGGAGTGTATATATTTATATAATCTCGCACAATTTTTTGATGAGTTAAGAGAGAAAAGTCATTAGAACTTGAACTATCACAACTAACAGATGACTTTCCTGCTTTTAATTGCGCCTCTTCTTTTAATAATTGTTGCTTAAAAGGCTCAAAAAGCGAATTAATAAAACTAATAAACATCTCTCTATTATCCAAATAATAAGAAGGCGCTTTTATTAATATATTTGGTTCTAGCTTAGGAATTCTATTTAAATAAAGCGTTTTTCCAATACGTAAATCTTTGGGAATTACTAAGGATTCATCAATAGTGTGACCCTTTGTTTCTTGTTTTATAGTCTTGTCCTTGTCTAAATCTTGTGTTCCTGGTTTAGGTGTTAATCTCTCTTTGCTTGGAAGTTTAATTTTAGATTTTTTAATAGTCTGCTCACTCGGATTAGTAATAATAAGTTTAGCACTTGTTTTTACAATTTGACTAAAACTATTTTTCGGGTCCTTTTTACTAGTTGTTATGTCGTCATTCATTGGATCTTTAATTGTGTCTTTAATTGCGTCTACTACTTCCTCGCCTTTACTATTTGCTATTTTAGAAAGTTTTTTATAACCTTTTTGTACGACTTCTAAATATTCTTGAATAGTAGAAAAAAATTGGTCTCTATTTATTAATTGTTCTGATGTTTTATCAATAATATGCGGTGCAACTCCTTCTTTGGGTATATTTAATATAATATTAAATTGTTCTTGTGCTTTTGGTAATGGTTTAATTTTTAATTGTTGTAAAGTTTCATTTGCCATTATTATATATATTATATAATTAAATAATATATATTAAGTGTATTTAATATTTTACTTATACTTATAGTTATTATACTTATAATAACTAATCACATTTAAAATAGGAAAAGGTTTAAAAAGAAAAAAACATTTTTGTAAGGGTAGTTTGTACACAAAAGGCTTTATGAATAACTATTGAAAGTATGATTAATAAAAAAAATATTAATAGTAAATTACTTTTCAAATAGCTATTTATAATATAAGCAAGCACCAATGTTAATAATGTATCAACTACAGCAATATTAAATAATCTTAATGAATGAACTCCTGTTCCAACTTTACCAAAGCTATCTCTATATTTACATAAATTCATAATGTTATATATTAACGCTATATTAAAAGATCAGCTCAGTTTTTCAAACAATTGAATAGCTTGGTCGCACGCTAACTGTTCAGCCTTTTTCTTAATTTTGTGCTCGGCTTTAGTCAAAAATACTAATAATTTGTCTTGTTTTTCAAGTAACTCATGAATGCTCTTAAATGAACCAAGACTATCAAACGTAATAGCATCACTAATTTTAGCATTATGAATATTTTGGCCGAAACAAATATATACACCCATTACATAATATCTATCATTATCATCGGCGTCGTCCAATTTAGGAGTTTTTAGTTCAACATAGTCAGGTGTAATTTTAAACTCTTTTTGAATAATTACTTGTAGTTTATTTTTATAATTATCATCATTATTAATTAAGTTAGTCCAGTCTACATGCTTTTCAAAGACATTTTCAACAAAAGTTTGAGCCATTTGTAGTCCGGGCCCACATTTAAATACATTTTCAAACCACCCATATTCATCTTTAATAGAAATGCGATTATAGTCAAGGAAAATTGCGCCAATAAATGCTTCAAACAAACACCCTAATTTTTTTAAATTATTGCGAATGTTTTTTTCTTCAGCATGTCTTGAAATAACATAATATTTTTGAAGTCCCATTTCAAGCGCTAATTTACCAATATGTTCGTTTTTAACTAAGGCAATTTTTTTTTCTGTCATAAAACCTTCATCTGCTTTAGGAAATCGTTTATATAAATAATATTTAGTAATAAGTTCTAAAACTCCATCACCCAGAAATTCTAGACGTTCATTGGATTTGGTTTTTAATGGTAAACAATCATTTGGTTTAGTAGCAATAATAACATTAGACATTGAATTTTCTAATTTAGGACGTTTTGTATATGATTTATGGACAAATGCTCGTTTATATAGTTCAATATTAAATGGTTTAGTAAAAATTCCATAGCTTGCTAATAATTCTTGAACATTCGCAGTTACAATTTCTTTATTGTTATTATTATATGGATTAAATATTAGTTCATCATTATTATTAATAATATCATTATCAAGTTTGATGTTATTAATAGATAAATTATTGAACGCTTCATTACTATCGTCTTGGTCTTCATGTTCTGAATTAGTGTCTAATAAACAATTATTATATAATACCATAGCACTTAAGTTATAAATTATAAGTTATTATAGTTTTAAATCATTATTATTTAAGACAATTTTTATTTTTATTTTAATTTTTATTTTAATTTTAATTTTTATTTTATTTTTATTTTTATTTATATTTTTATATTTTTAAATATTTTTAAATATTTTTATATTTTTATATTTTTTAATATTTTTTAATATTTTTATATTTTTTATATTTTTAATATTTTATTATATTATAAAAGAAATGCCTGGTAAAAAAATTAGTAGATTAGGTAGCAATCTATATACAAATAATACATGCCAATTTGGTTCAATGGCTGGACTAAATCCAACAGTAGGTGTAAGACCAAATGTTACAGGAATAAATAGCTACAAATATTTGCGAACTGCCGCAAACGGTGTAAATTGGGAAACAGGAGCATCACTAAATAGCGAGGAACGAGCCCAAGGTTGTGGGTTAGACTTACCATATGGTGAAAGATGTGACAAAGGAAAATTATGTATTAAATTTATTGGATATGAAACTTCTAACTTTTATCATAAAACAGGACGTGGTAAGCTATTAAATTAAATTAAACAGTAGCTAAAACAATATAAATATTATTTTATAAATTATTTAAGTAATTTATAAACTATTTGCCCATGCAATTATTAGTAGATGCTCGTGAACCAAAATCATTAGTAGCAAATCTAAGTGTTTTAAAAGAGCAGTCTAATATTGCTATTAGCATTATTCAAAAGAACTTGACTATTGGGGATTATATTTTTTATGATGAAATTAATAGTAAAGAGTTATTAATAATAGAGCGTAAATCGTTAGCTGACTTAGAGTCTTCAATAAAAGATGGACGCTATAAAGAGCAATCTTTTAGACTAAATGAAACAACACTACACAATCATAACATAATATATTTATTGGAAGGAGCCATTATTAACTATAAAAATGCGGATTTTAAGAGCACATTATATTCAACCTTATTTTCTCTCAATTATTATAAAGGTTTTTCGGTTTTTAATGTATTAAATCAAACTGAGACGTGTGATTTATTACTTGCTATTGCTGGCAAATTGATTCGTGAAAATAAGCCAGGGTTTTATTGTCAACCATTAACTAGCACTAACTTAGTAAACCCAGAATATAGTGTTACATTAAAATCTACAAAAAAATCTCATATAACCAAAGATAATATATTTACTATTATGTTAAAACAGATACCAGGTATTAGTAATGTTAGCGCATTAGCATTAGTGAGCGAGTTTAAAACTATGGAAAATTTATTGGCTTCTCTCAAAACTAACAATATTAATTTTGAAAATATTAAATTAGAAAGCGGACGCAAAATTAGCAAAAATATTATAAGTGCTTTAAAAGAATATCTTATTTAAATAAATAAGTAAATAAGTAAATAAGTAAATAAGTAAATAAATAAGTAAATAAATAAGTAAATAATTAAATAGTTAGCTATTTATATATATATATATATATATGAGTAATTTTGATAAAGACAAAGACATAGATAATGCTCTAGAAACTATTTTTGATAAAATAAAACCAGCTATAAAAGAGAAATTGAACGACGAAGGGGAAAATAATGAATCAAATAAGTTAACAACATATAAAGAATTAAAGGCAAGCAAGTTATATACTAATGACACACTATTAAAAAATATTAAAAAATATTTTCCTAGTACTAGTGATGGTTTAAACTATATTGTACCAGAGCTGTTTCAAATTATAGATATAATTAGTATGAGTAATATTATTTATCAAGATACTAATGAACACTTGGTTAATATGTTATTAGATAACATTTTATTTAGTGAACTTAAAAAAATAGATAGTAAGGTAAATACATTTTATACCTCTATAGACGAAAAATTAGAATCATCCAAATCAGATAGTCAACCTGAACCAGATAAAGATAAAAGTTATAAATCAATGAACATAGCATATAATAGCCGTGAGAAAAAGTTTACTGTCACTTATCCTGATTTTTTAACTGATGCTTTTGAGACTATAAAAAATAAATTACTAAATAATACAGAATATGCTAAAATGATAAGCATGGAATTAATAGAACAAGCAACACCAAAAGAGAATAGTGTGGAGAATCATAGCGATGCGCATGGGGATATACCTGGACCACCAACACCTCCAGCACAAGCACATCCTGCACAAGCAGAAGCACAAGCAGAAGCACAAGCACCTCCAGCAAAAGTACCTCCAGCAAAAGTACCTCCAGCAGAAACAGAACTAGGAAAATTAATGTCTGGCGTTTTAGGCTTACCGAGTTTGATAACTGATAAAAAAGCACCACTACCATTAGCAAGACTACCACCGCCATCGCCCTCGCCACCGCCGCCTTCGCCCTCACCACCGCCAAAAGCACCTCCAGCACAAGCAGAAGCACAAGTACAAGCACCTCCAGCAGAAACAGAACTAGGAAAATTAATGTCTGGCGTTTTAGGCTTACCGAGTTTGATAACTGATAAAAAAGCACAACCACCAGCAAATGCAATAGAAACAGTAACAAATCTATTTAGTAAACACATGCCTGACTTTTTAAGCTTATTGGATCCGACATCAACTGATAAACCTGGAACACCATCACCAACAGAAACAGGAACACTAGCAATACTACCACCACCACCACCATTAGCACCACCATTATTATTTAAACCACTAGACTCTTGTCCACTTAAAAATAACGGAAGCACCTGTTTTTTGAATTCTGTCATACAACTATTATGGAATATTGATGGTGTACGTGATTTTTTACTTAATATTACTGATCATGATATTAATAATTTAATAATTAATACACATAATGTAGCCGATTACAAACAACTAGATGAGCAGCTTCCTATTATATATGAGGAAAGTAATAGAGGAAAACCATATGATGATGCTATAAACTATAATACTATTATTACAGACAATCGTTTAGCGCTCGATTCCAGAAATAAGACAGCTATTGTGAACACATCTAAAGCACTACGCCAGTTATTTACACACATTAATGATAATAAAAACACAGTTATAGACATGTCTAAAATTGTATCAATAAATGGAAGATTTCTTTTAGACCTTTTACTTGACTGGGTTAAAACAATTGACCCAAAATATGAATTGAGCAAACAGTTTGATGCGGAAGAAACGATTAACATACTCAATATTTTTGAAAATATTATGGATATACAAATTTTTAATATGTATAAATCATATAGTATAATAACCACAAGTATTCAAGTATGTAGCAATGACGATAGAACTAATAACAAACCAAAAAACGTAGTTGAAAGAAGCAATATGATAATGTTAGTTATAGACCAGAACAATTTAAACTTAAAGTATAATGGTAAACCGCATACAATTTCACATCTTATAGAGATAATTAAAGAACGAGACGCTCCACCGGACACTGATATAGCTAAAGCATCTACCGATAGTTGTTATGACGCAAGAAAAAGAGAACAAAAAGGAAGAATAATCACATTAAAAACACTTTATCAAGCTTTTGATGAAGGAACTTGTTTAATTATAAAGTTAGGACGACATTCAGACAGAGGCGACAAAGTTACATATCCTATAATTCCTGACAAGACTTTAACAGTAAGTGGCAAAATCTACACATTACAAGGATGTATTATTCATGTAAGTGTTGTAGCAAAATCTGGTCATTATGTATATATTGTTTACGACAGTAACGGAGACCCAATACAAGTAATAGATGACGATATACGTTATACAAAAGATAATGATCGTGTTGGGCGATACAACTCTCGTATTGATTCGATTAATACACATGGTACATTGTTTCTATATAAGAATCTTAGTAATATAAATGAGATAGCAAGTGCGGCCGCATTATTAGCTAAACCATTTATTGAGCACGCCACAAGACGTGTAAATCAATTAAGATATCAATTACATACTATTAAACCTCAAGAAAATGTGTTAATTGCTGGTTCAAATGGAAAACATAACCTTGGAACTGGCTTAGCCAAATTTCAATGGATTGAATTCTATGTAAAAAAAATGAATGGTTCCAAACCTATTAATGTTATTATTAGCGCTCAACGATTATTTGTTAAAAAATTGGGAGAACTTTTTAAAGAGCTTGAAAATCAATTTCCACATAGGGTGTCATATGATCCTCACGTCAATAATGCAAAAGTGAGGCAAACAGCTGGGATAACTACTATTGTGGTTTGGGGTGCTAATTCTTCTAACTGTTATGGAGTTAGTGGTGATAACATTAGTGGTGATGGGCAAGCTAGCGACATGGCACATCATGGAGAGGGTGTATTTGGCATAATCACAACTCCTCTAACTGGTACACCTGATACAATTCCCGCGGACAAAATTGTGGGATTTGCAACTGACAATATGCTATCAACTGATGACTTAATGAAACTAAGAACACCAGCAGCAGCAGCAGCAGCAAGAACACCAGCAGCAGCAGCAGCAGCACCAGCAAGAACACCAGCAGCAGCAGCAGCAGCAGCAGCAAGACCTGGAGCAGCAGCACCAGCAAGAACACCAGCAGCAGCAGCAGCAATAGCAGCACCACCAAGAACACCAGCAGCAGCAGCAACAGCACGAGGACAAGAACCAATAACACCAGTACCAGCACTAACAGCAGCAGAAGAAAAAGCAATAGCAATAAGAACTGAAGAAGCACATATGGAACATGCATACGACGCATTTAGGAACAAAAGAAAACAAAGGTGGTTTACTGATATATTCGGCGTCGATGAGAGAATCAAATGGGACGATGTAGTCAGTAACTTCGAAATGGATAATGATACTCTTATATGTAATAGTGACCGTGTCAATTCAGCATATAAAAAACAGTTTGTAGGAAAATTTGAGTGCTTATCACTCAAAGAGCTTAAGATGGAGCATTCAAAATATACAATGACAGCTGATAGCCTCCGTATTAGTTTTGATATCGTTGCCACAGGTACTGGTGTCGGACCGCTACACATGAACACCGATAATAATGGTGCAGTTTTTCAGGTGGCTAGTCAGTTCAACTGCCTCGAGATGTATAACCATTATTACACACCTAATCATGGAGTTGGTGTATATGTAAAAGACCCGACTCAGGGTCCAGTATGTGCAATGGCGTGCCCTGCTGCGCTTGTATATCGTAACTACTTAGTAAAACATTTAAAGAATCGTGTGAAACCAAATAATACAGCAGATAAAGATGTGTATACAGGGCAAAATAAAGTTCAAATTGATAACTTGAGTAATCTTGGAGATATTGTAGGCAATAATACTATGCCAGACGGTAAGTATTGGACAATGAAAAATGGTTATGCGTTTCTAAAAAGTAGGGATAGTTTATTAGAGCTAAACGGGGAGCTCGCAAAAGAAGGAAAAATAAATGATGCAATGGATGCATTGTGTGTCGGAGTTCACTGGAAAACATCAGTTCGTCCAAATAGCAATCCCAATACTAATAAAGTATGTCAAGTATACGCTTCTGCATTACCTATTAACTATAATAATAACCTGTTTATAAGAGATGATATTCCAGTTCCATCGCCAGACGAATGGAGGACATTTGCATCTGCCATTCTAAAGGCATCATATGAAGCCACATTAGCTGTAGCAGCTATAAAGTTAAAAGAAGACAACCTTGACCGCATTAAATGCTTTATAACATTAATTGGTGGTGGGGCGTTCGAAAACGATAGGTTGTGGATACAAGAGGCATTATATCAGGCTATCAATAAGTATAAATATTGGCCGATAGATGTCATACTAGTACACTATGGTGCGAAAGTTTCACTAGATATAAGCAATGCTTTTCCAAAATTCAGAGCAGGAGAAACACCAGCAATACCAACAACACCAGCAGCAGCAGCAACACCAACACCAGCAATAGTAAAAACACCAACACCAGCAACACCAACACCAGCAATAGTAAAAACACCAACACCAGCAACAGTTATATTAAATATAAGTGATTATGGAGTGTCTTTTCCCGATCCTTTTCCTGATAAAAAGCAAGATAGAGCCCGATATAAACGCCAGCTTATACTTCAGGATACTCTTGATTGCTTTGCTGAAAATACACAATTTTACACCGACAAGGCAATAGAAAACCTGACTAGTTGGGAAAAAACAAAAGACCGTCCAACATCTTGTATACTAAATGTTACCATATCAGACTGGGGAACAAAAGCACAAGAAGTAACAAAAAAGTATGGAACAACATTTGCCTGTCTAAATATGGCTTCTAAAAATCCCGGTGGACACTATATGGGAGGCGCCACAGCACAAGAAGAAAATATGTTTCGCAGAACAAATTGCCACTTTTCGCTCGTTCCTAATACTGAATTCTTCACAACGTCAAGAACATACACGGCGGCTATGATAGACCTTATTACTGGAAAAAACAATAAAGTATATATAGATATAACCAATCCTCGTATATGTATTAAAAGTGAGGAAATATTTCTAAACGGACATGTTTCTGGATATACACATTTTAAAGATCATGAAATATTCCAATTTTATGAAATGCGTTCGGCAGCAATAAACATAACACGTGAAGGGAAAGGATTATTCAATGAAGATGAAATGACAACACGTATTCACGCACAAATTCAAACACTTATTGACTATAAGATAAGACATGTAGTTTTTGGTGCTTTTGGGTGCGGTGCCTTTCACAATCCACCAGAAAGAATAGCCTGTATATACCGTGATAAGTTAAAAACAGTAGATAAAGATTTTGATGTAATTGAATTTCCCATATTTTACGCAGGACACGGAGATCGTAACTTCAATATATTTAACAAAGCATTTAAAGTAACCGCCTTTACAAAACAAGACGGTTCGATTGAACGGAGTTGGCGTTATAATACTACAGACTTTAAAGTTTCACATAATATACCTGAAAATATGGGTACTATAGACTACGAAATACCATACCGCTATGGTGGAGATAGTACAAGTGTTATGGAGGCAAGCAATATTACTTTAATACCAGCTGATTTAGATAGTAAAACAGACATAAGTGAAGCAAATAAACAAAATAAGCGTGTGTTTATTATGAAACAAACTCTTGAAAGATTTGCAAGTGAAGGAACTAATTTATTTAGAAGTGCCCAAAAAAATTTAGAGAAATGGATTACAGAAGCAAAATCAAATCAAAAACCAAACCTGCTAAGTGTAGAGAATAGAGATTGGGGAGACGCAGCATTAGAGTATACAATAAAGTATGGTGTAATATTTGCATGTTTAAATATGGCAAACGCATATACGCCTGGCGGTGGTTATATTAAGGGTTCGGGAGCGCAAGAAGAAAACATGTTTCGTAGAACAAATTGTCATTTTACAATAGACTCTACGAAGCTTGTTCCAATTAATACTGACCAGGAATGGCAAAAAAGACAATATGCTCCAGAAATAATAGAACTTCTTAAGGGAAAAGATGGTTATGTATATTTTGATTGGGAATATCCCCGAATATGTATACGAGGACCAGAAGAAAATAGTATATCTTTTGGATATGATTTTCTAGATGATGGCAAAATATTCCCTTTCTATGAACTGCGTTCTGCGGCCTTGGATCGTAGGAAGGATGGTAAGCCACCAACGCAACCGAAAATGGCAGACTGGGAGATTCGTAAAATGAAATACCGTATTAATGCACAACTCGAAACACTAAGAGTACATGGTGTAAAACATGTTATTTTAGGTGCTTTTGGGTGTGGAGCATTTTACAATGACCCAAAAACAATAGCTGAGCTTTACAAACAAGCTATAGAAGAACGTAAAGCATATTTTGAGGTAATTGTATTTGCCATAATACTTGAAACTCCTAATACGAATTTTGAAAAATTTAAAGAAGTATTTGAGACTAATCCATTAATCATTGGTGCTAGTGCTAGTGCTAGTCCTAGTGCTAGTCCTAGTGCTAGTGCTAGTACAACTACTGACAATTTAGCACCACCAGTAAATGCACCAACACCACCAACATCAGCAAAACCAGCACTAAAACTAGCAATACCAACAACACCAGCAACACCAGCAATACCAATAAAACCACTAAAACTACCAATACAAACAAGAAAAGTAAGATTTAAACCCAATATCAAAGAAGAGTTTAGCATACCAGTGGGAAAATTACTGAAAACAGACTTTTACAGTCCCCGCACAGAGCGGCTCAATAGGGATGAAGTAAAAGCACTAGAGTCTCACAGGTTCCTCAGGAGAGATACAGACAAGCACCGGCCGAGCGACTACTTCCATGATAACGATGAAGCGGCGGCAGCTGTAATGATTGAGCGTCACTCAAGAGTAGATTATGATTTCCTACGCGGTGTAAAACAGAACCTCTATAGTCTTATGAAGACGAATCAGAATCAGTTAAGTGATGATAGGTTAAACTTCTTACTGAAGATTATACTTTTCTTACAAGATAATGATATTATAGATAGAGCAGATAAAATGTTGAAAGGTACCATAGCGAGAGATGATACAACACTAGATAAGGCAAGGGTTAAGCTTGACGCAAGGGTAAAAGCTGCAGAAGCGGATAGCGAAGAACGAGAACTTTTTGACAAAATAGTAGAGGACCAATTATCTAGATTAGAACACTAACCAAAGTAAGCTGGACATAAAAAACACTAACCAAATTTAATTTAAACATTAAGATCAATGGTAAAACACAAGTAAAAGCAGCAAAAAAGGTATTTATGGATTAAATATAAAGCAACAAAACTGATACTTAAAATTAACAACAATTATAATCAACAACCATAAAATTCAAATTTGTTAATAAATAATTTACATAGCTACTTGATTTATGTGACTTATTTTTATATAAACGTTTATTATGGTGTAATTTTAAAAGATGGGATTTTTTACTAGTCATTTTTTTGTTAGAGTTTGCCAAACTAAGATATTTTTTATAAATAGTATAACTTGCATTAATTAGTGAAAATGTATTATGTGTTAAACTATAATTTTTTAACATTATAAACAGTTGATCCATTGGATAATTAGGATTAATTTTTATATCTAGTTTCAAACTATCGCATCTAAAATTGAATATATTAGAAACAAGTACTTTTTCTACATTATATATTAATAAAGATTTGAAAAATATATAACTCAAAACATGGGATTTTTCATTATATAAAACATCTCCATTTTTTGTAATAGTTGTTAAAAACTGGGCATAGTCAAGTTTATTTACATGCAATATTTTAGCTACTTGAAAAAATGAATGATTTACTTCTGTTTTATAAAATCTCTCAAAAAGCTCTATTAATTTTACAAAATTAGTGCTATTATTATAGCAATAAATAAAAGTATGAATTATAAAAGCCCAAAATTCCGTAATTGCTTCATTTAGTCCGATTTTTTTATAGCTAGATGAACTTGGCGCAATATTGAATGTCTTTATTAGGCTTTGAAAATTACTATTAGCCTCATAATTCGTATGTAATAACTTGTCAACATTATAAGAATGTAGAGTTTCATGAATAAATACTTTAAAAAATTCATGGTTTCGATATATGTATATTTCGCCAGTTTTTAAGCACGGATAAGTTAAACCAGTATTAATATTAAGCGCTCCAAGAACCTTGTTTGTATATAATTCAAACTTTTTAACAAAATGTGTCATAAAAATAGTTAATTGTAGTCCATTGCTATTACATATATTAGTAGTCACTTTTTTGTTATTAGTAGTCACTTTTTTGTTATTAGTAGTCACCTTTTTATTATTTGTTATATTTATAATAACTTGTAAAAACAGTAACATAGCTTTTACACAATTATTGAGTTTTTTAATATTAATTTTAGTTTTATCATAAATTATAAAATTAAAGGTAAATATTTGTTCATTAATAGTATTTTCATAAGTAATCATGGAACAATTATTTATATTAGCATCAATATATTCAACTATTGTATTATCAATATATTGAGTATTTGAAAATATTGTTTTTAAAATATGTGTTATTTTAGATTTTGCTACTTCATATGGGACATTAACTCTTGTGCTATCTATATTAATTTTATTAATAATAGGTTCATGCTCTTTAAATTCTAAGTATAGTTTGTTTAATAACTCTTTAAAATTGCGGTTTTTATTATGTGAAAATAGATTAGCTATAGCTAAACTTTTATTTTTAAATTGGCTTGATTTATATACATTATATAAATAGTTAGAGCTATGTGAGAGTTTAAAAAATGGGTTTTGATTTAAACTGGCGTTATTTAAACTGGCGTTATTTAAACTGGCGTTATTTAAACTGGCGTTATTTAAACTGGCGTTATTTAAACTGGTGTTATTTAAACTAGCGTTATAAGACACCATATATTACTTATTATATAAGTATAATAAATAATAAATAGTAAATAATAAATAGTAAGTAATTTATAATTAGCTAATTATAAATTATTTAAACTTATTATTAAAATAATATTAAGTATTAGTAATAATGAATATAATTGATGTAACACATAATAAAAAAGTTAATACAAGCTCTAAAAAACTAATAAGTAATCAAAAAATGATAACCAAAAATGCTATTTTAGAATATTATTATAATCGTCCAATAATTGCTAGTCGTTGTAAAGATACTGTAAAAGTACATGCGTTCACAATTCCAAGTGTTAAAGAGTTTGCGCATATTTATACAATAAATTATAAAGTATCTGAATTAAAAATTATACAAAAACACTATAATATTAAATGTAGTGGAAACAAAGAATACATAAAACAATATTTATATAACTACTTGTTTTACTCGTATAAAATAACTATAATACAGAAAAACGCTCGAGCGTTATTGGTAAAAAAATATATAAAATTTCATGGTCCAGCATTTTATAATCGCACTATATGTTCGAATGATGTTGATTTTTGTACGTTAGACACATTATCTAGTATTCCATATAATCAATTTATTAGTTTTAAAGATGAAAACAGACATATTTATGGATTTGATATAATCTCATTATATACATTATTTAAAAATGGACTATTAGCAATGAAAAAAACTAATAACGCAATAACAAATGACTCCTATGTCGATGTAGAAAATCCATTTACAAAGCAAAAATTTAGTGCAAATATATTAAAACAATTGATTGGTTATATTAATATTAGTAGAGTATTAAAGATTTTTATTAATTTGGAATACGATGAGCTTATTGCTGTTTCAGACAGCAAACAAGTAGAAATGAAAATATTAACATTATTTCAAAAAATAGATAGTTTAGGTAACTATACAAATATTAAATGGTTTTTAGAATTGGATAAAAAACAGCTAATACGCTTTATTCGCGAATTAATGGATATATGGAATTATAGAGCAAATTTAACATATGAAGTAAAGCGCGAAATAGTGCCTCATCGCAGCGATCCATTTTATGATAGAACCATAAATCCAAATATGCTAGGCCAATATAATTTTATTCAAATTAGAAAATATTGTATTACAGTTATTGACATATTAATTAATTCTGGACTTAATACTAGTTCGTGTTCTTTAGGTAGTTATTATGTATTATGTGCGCTAACAACAGTATCTAAAGATGCAGCTGAAACGTTGCCTTGGTTATATGAAGCAACAATATATTAAGTTTTAAACATAAAAACTTAAACTTAAAAATAAAAATTACAATTAAAAACTTTTTTTAAACGCATAAATGTCGTTTAAAAATGTTATTATTAATATAATATAATTAATATAATATAATTAATAATAAAACAACTTAAAAGAATAAATGTATTATAAAATATAAAATGCCATCGAAACCATCTCAAAAAAAAACTGACCCCACAGCAGTTGTTGCCCCTGAAGTTGTTGCGCCCGCTCCCGCGACCGAGCCATCAAAAAAGTCCAAAGCACCAAAAGTGTCTGACGAAGTTGTTGCGGAAAAGAAGGCACCAAAGGCCAAAACTTCTCCTAAATCTGAAGTAAGTGTTGCTCCTGAACCGGCTCCTACACCAGTTTGCGAAATGGACAACGTTGTTGTTTCGGATGCACTTGAACATTCTATTACTAGTGGCTTTACCGATTTTATTGGTCGTTTCCAGTCTATGATTACTCAGTTCAGTATTCTTAAAACTGAACTCCGTAATCTAGAAAAGGCTACTTCCAAACAGCTAAAAATCGCACAAAAGCTAAACAATAAAAAGCGTCGCAAGGGTTCGCGTGCGCCAAGCGGTTTTGTTAGACCTTCGCTAATTAGCGAGGAACTAGCTACCTTTTTAGGTAAACCAGCTGGATCTGAAATGGCTCGCACTGATGTTACTCGTGAAATCAACAAGTACATTCGCGCAAACAGTCTTCAGGACAAAGAAAACGGCCGCAAAATTATCCCAGACAAGCCTCTAAAAACTCTACTAAAGCTCGAGGACAGTGTTGAACTAACTTATTTCAATCTTCAAAAATATATGGGACCACACTTTCCTAAAGTAGTAAAGGTTGTTCCTGGTCCAGTTCCAGTCCCTGTAATGTAAATTAATAATATTTAATATTTAATGCGCAATCAAGCACTAAATATTAAAACTGTATAATAAAAATTGAAAGCACATTAAACATTTTGTAATTCTTAAACAAGGACAACTACTAATATGAAACAACTAACTAACGCACTCATTGTAATGAGTATGGTGCTATTAATTTTCAATATGTTCTTTGCTATTAAGTATGCTTTAGAATATATGTTACTACCTGATATAGTGCCGTTAATTTGGTTTCTAGTTGCTCTTCCTACACCATATTATGCTACTATTTTAACAGGACCATTATTAAGTTAAAAATAATAGTATTAGTTATTATTTAAAAATTAAATAGTATTACTATTTAATATGCTTCGCAAACTAATGACAAATAGTACAAATTTTTTTTTTATTTCTAGATTCAAACATAGTCATAGCATTTATAATATATTAACAAAATCATTATTGATTGATAATTCTCTCAAAAAAGATTTAGAAATGGCACAAAAAAGAAAACTTTTAAACGCAAAAACAAAAGCAAAATATAGCGATTCTAAAGAACATTTTAATTCAATTCAAATTATTGAAATGAGTGAAAGCCATGACATTCAACCATATATTAGAAATAAAAATAAATAAAAATAAATAAAAAATAAATAAAAATAAATAAAAAATAAATAAAAATAAATAAATAAAATCTAAATAATAAAAAAAATTGATTTAAGAAAATAACAATACTATTATTAGTATTATACTATTAGCTATGGCGACTATTGTAATGTCAAATGATTTCAATGCTTCTACTGATTTTGTGTATACTAAGGCAAAATTAAATGAGCGCGGCGGAAAATCAATTGGTATTCTTAATAAATCAAATAAGAAGGCGCTATATTTACAAACACCACTTATGTTAACGTGGGGTGTAAATGAGTATGTCGATGATAATACACAAAAGAAGTCATATGACTTAGCGCTTCAGTTTCCAAATGATGAATACAATAATCCAGAATGTGATGCCTTTCTTAAAAATATGCAAGAACTTGAAATGCGTATTAAGAATGATGCAATTACTAATTGTAAAGAGTGGCTAAACAAACCAAAGATGAGCCCAGATGCGGTTGATGCGCTTTGGAGTTCTATGCTAAAGTATCCAAAGGATAAGGCAACTGAAGAGCCAGATAAGTCACGCGCTCCATCACTAAAGGTTAAAATTCCTTATTGGGAAGGCCTATTTAAGAATGTTGAAATTTATAGTGAAAATCGTGCTTTACTGTTTCCAAATGATGACAATCTATCTATTAATGAACTTATTAGTAAAGGATCAAATGTCGCAACTATTATTCAATGTGGTGGTATTTGGGTAGCCAATGGAAAATTTGGAGTAACTTGGAAGCTATTTCAAGCAGTAGTTAAGCCAAAGACTAGTTTAAGCGGTAGATGCCATATTGTGTTATCTGATAAAGATAAGGAGAAACTAACTAGCACAGTTCAAGTCGATGATGATGATAACGACGAACATGTCGCAGTTCCAAGTATTACACAAGTTCCAGACAGTGATGATGAAGAACTTCCAGAAGTAGTTGTAAAGAATGACAAAGTAAAGAACGACCAAAAAGACGAAGTAAAAAATGACCCAACATACGATGTAAATGAAGAACAAGTAAAGCAAGTTGCGGTTGAAGATGCGCCAAAAAAGAAGCGAGTTATTAAGAAGTAAAACTAAATATTAAAAACTAAATATTAAAAACTAAATATTAAAAACTAAATATTAAAAACTAAATATTAAAAACTAAAAACAGCATATTTTTTTTCATATTTTTCATATTTTTCATATTTTTATATTATTCAAAAAAACAATAATATAAAAACAAGTTAGTCCTACTCTAAATGTATGTGAAAAACAATATCACTTTTAGCGCTATTATCTAATATATTATTACTATTAATGTTAGGAATCCCTTGATTTTCTAGTATATAAGTTTGGTACTTAGTAAGCTTTAAATTATTAATATTAATGCTATAATCATTAGTGTCTATAGTAATAATTAAACTATTAACATTATTGGCAATAATTTCCAATAGGGTGCTAAATTTATTTTTATAAGTGTAATGAATAATATTACTACCATCTAATGACACATTACTTGGCAATATTGGATAAATTTTGATAATAGCATTTTCAAATGCTAATTCATTATGCCATAATGGAACATATACATATTCATTGGCTATAGTTAATTTGTAAATATCACTATTTAATAAGTTTGAAATAGTAGGATTAATTATGTATATAGAATTTTTTTCTAAAATGCTAGTAATAAGTTTTTTTAAAATACTAACAATCTTATTTGTTAATAACAAACAAGTATTTAATTTTGTTAATAGTAAATAAATATCTTCTAATATTATTAATGATAATTTAGAAAATAATGTTTCAATAAATATAGTTAACTGTTTATCGGCTTCTACATTTGATACATTATTATTGTTATTATAATACTTTATAATAAAATTTATAAAACTAATTAGCAAGTTGTTATAAGAATTGTTTATGTTTTCATTACTTAAGTCATCTCCATTTAAGTCATCTCCATTTAAGTCATGTTCACTTATTAGTCCTTTTAACATACTAAACGCACAATTAATATTTTGAAATATTAATGTGGAATTTTCAGTATTACTATTTTTATCAGGATGATAAAGTAATGCTTGTATATGATAATGCTTTTTCAGTTCATTATAACTAATATTTTGAATATTTGTTATATTATAATTTTGTATATTTAAAATAATAATAGCATCACTTATTTTCATTTGCTAGCTCTATTAAATATAATGTAAAACTTTCTAAGTGAAAGATTGGTCTATAATTATTATTATAATTTTTGAAAAATATTAAACTGTGTATTATCAGATCACATATAGTATTAACGTTAATAATTTTTCTTAATATTAAATTTTGTATTATATAAAAAAAACACTCTTGACAATTTAAGTTATAAATTAATATATCATATAATAGTGTTCTTATATTTCTAATATTATAATTATTGCTTGTTAATGTGCTAATATATGTTTCACATATAGATTTATGATGTTCAATATAATTAATGTTATTAGAAATATCTAATATACTATATATATTTGGATTATTTACTTTATATAAAATACTTTCTGACTCTAATGTTGAGTCATTATTTTTTCCTGCAATTTTGTCTTCGACAGTCTTGTATTCGAGAGATTGTGATTTAAAAAAAAGTTTATTTGCTTTATTGGATAAAGCATATATATTTTTCTTAGTTAATTTCGAAAAATAAAGAATTTTTGATACATTAATAATTTTATCGGGTATAAAACTAATACATTCTGTTATTATAATAAATCGAATTAATATACTAGAAAATAATTCTTTCTGCATATAATTATATAATAAATCTAGTAAGTCGCAGTTTATTTTATCAAAATTGCGCAACACTATATAGCCTTTTTTTACATCAGAAGAGGCAACAGAGTTATAAATAATATTATATATGTCATTCCATAAACTTTTGCTATTATAAATAAAATTTTCTATATCAATCTCATAATGTATATCACTAATTTTTATATAGAACTCAGTTTTAGGCACACTTATATAGAGTTTTTTCTCATATTTTAAATTACTAGGACTAAAATATTGAATTAATTTTAAAGCACTCTTATATTTATAAGAGCACGGAGGCCCATAAAAAATATAGTTACTAAATTTATCATATTTAGTACCATTAGTATTTTCATCATTTATTATAGCCAACAATTCTTTATTAAAACTATATACACTGTTGTCATTTATTATTTCACAATAACTTTTTTTTAATGATGCCATACTTATTTTATTTTATTAAAATTAATTTAAATATTAATAACTTACTATTTTATAGTAATAGTAAGTTAATGTGTTCTATAAATTCATTTAAATATATTATATAAATTCATTTAAATATATTATATAAATTAATTAAAACTAATACTAATTACTATACTAACAGTTAAAGTCAATATTATGATTTGCGAACCATTAGAGAGTATAAATTATGAAGCTATAATTTTAAATGAACCTGTAAAAAATAGCGTTATTCAATACAACTATTTTTACAAACTACTATATTCTACTAATATATTAGTGTTATCTAGTATATTTACTATATTTGAATTAACAAATAGTGTAATAGAAAATGATTCTATTAGTTTTAATAAAAATAATGCAAATTTTGATGTATTTAATAAATTAATAGCACTTGAAGAATATTTATTAAAATTGCTAAATTCACCAAAAACTAAGTTATATAGGTTCAAAGAAATATATGATAATAAGTCTTTAAGATTTGTCTTAAATGAGTCCAATGATATATTATATAACAATATAAATACAATAACAACAAAACATAAGTATTTGGTTTTAAAAATTTCTGGATTATGGGAGTCTAAAGAATCAATTGGACTAACTTTTAAATTTATAGTTGTAAATAAGTATTTACAATTTTATTAACATTAATACTAAACTCTAGAAATTGTAGTTTCATCTGTTGAAAAAAAGACTAAACTAATATGTATCATTACTATAAATACAATATTAACAACAGACAATATATATGTCAACATTTTTGTTAATTCAATAGTTATATCGTCTTTAGAGTCTTTATTATTTAATGTTTTATATAAATAATTACTGATTAAAATTATTTGTACTAATAATAATGTAGACGACATAAATGAATACGTATGATAATCAGGTGTTACTTTATTACTATTTATTCTAGTAAAAAATATTATATTCAAATATATAATATATAGTATTACTAATAAGGTTACAACTATAGGTGTAATCATTCCTAAACTAGAATAGAAACTAACTTTATTCCCAAACAAGCTATCATCATCAGTTTTTCTATTTGTATATGATATTCCGACAAAAATCATAATTGATAATGCTACTCCAGTCAAACCATAACCCCATATTGTTGTAGTTGCTGGTCCAATATTTCCTAATTTAGAATAATTTTCTTGGAAAAATATTTTTATCATTATTCCCGCACAAGCTAATACTATAAGATTTAACAAATCTAAATTATTATTGCTACTGATTCCAATACCAAATATATTCAAGGCATCAGACGATTTAGTGTCTGCTTCTCTTGGGGTTCTTGCTCCTTCTGCTCTTGTTGTTGTCGTTCCTGTTGCTGGGGGTGTCGTTCCTGTTGCTTGTAATGGTCTTGATGATTGTAGCATAGTTATTATATTAATATAATATTATATAACTTTATTAGTATAAATTTATTAGTATAACTTTATTAGTATAAATTTATTAGTATAAATTTATATAAATAGTAATATATATATAAAGTAATAATGACTTCATATTCAGATAATGTTAACTTTAGCTATTCAATAGATAGTAAAATCTTATTTATTGACAGTAATGATCGCGATATAGCAAAATGGCCTAATCCATCTGAATTTGAAATAACATGCCCACAAGTGTATAATAACGTTCAATCATTAAATTTATTAAATATTGTCTTACCAAATTATATATATAATATTAGTGATTATTTACAAAATAATAAATTAGTAATAAATATATCTGGATTAGCAGAACAAATAATAACATTAGAAGATGGATATTATGATGTTGAAACTTTAAGAAGTTCTTTAGAAAATAATATAAATAATAAATGTGGTCTAAGCGGAAATGTTGTTATGTATATTGGATATAATAAAGTAAACCATAAATTCTATTTTGGTCGTAAAAATAATAATATTCCTAATGCTGGTTTTTTTCAACTAAAATTTGATAAACAATTGGATTTCTCGTCTTCATGTGTAACAAATAGTGATGTATATTCGCAACACAGCAACTGGGGGTTAGGATATATATTGGGTTTTGATAAAAAAACATATAGTTCAAGAGCTATTGACAGTTCAAATAATTTAAAGTTTGATTATAGTGATATTGCTTGGATAGACACTAGTAATGCGAATGTCATTAGTTCACTTTATCCACATACATTAGATGCTAATGAACATATATATATTGAATTGGAAAAATACAATAAATGCGATGATTTAAAACCTTATTTATCTTATAACTATAATAATTCAAATAGTGGGATTGTAAATTCAGCATTTGCTAAAATACCACTTCATGTAGCAAGCAGTGGTATTGATACTGCTTTATTAGATCATGAGATTTCGTCTTGTGTGAGCTATTTTAAACCACCTATTGAAAAAATAGCAAAATTAAAAATAAAGATTAGATACCATAACAATATGCTTGTAAATTTACAAAATGCTAATATATCATTGAGCCTAATTATTAATCAAGTAAGCAAAGAATTTGCTCCATTAGTGCGTTAAAGCATTATAGCAATTTTCACACAAAGGCATATATTCATGTATTCCAATTAATATTTGAATATCACTATTGACAATACGATGACTGTATTTAGATAATCCATTACATAAATTATTACATAAATCATTTACACTATTATGACATAGTCCAGTTAATGGATATATTTTAGAAGCATAAGGAAGTAAATTCATCATTGTTCCAAAACTATCTCTCTTATAATCTAAATCAAGACCACATAAAATAACAGTTTTCTTCAAATTAGCATTTAAAAACAATACCCATTTATCAATAGACTCAAAAAACTGAGCCTCATTTATAAAAATAAATTGCGCATTTAAAATAATATTATATGTTTCGCCAGTAATAAACTCTTCCATACTTTTTACACAATAACATTCTATAGATTGTTTATTATGACTAACTATAAGGTTTTCACCATAACGATTATCAAGCTCATAATTAATTGCAATACATTTGTCTTTGCCGTAATTTTTTACATATAAGTTATAAAGTTCAACTAATTTAGTAGTTTTTCCAGAAAACATAGGACCGTAAATAATACTAATAAATGGACTATTAATGTCCTTCATAGTGTGTTACTATATATTAATAAATAACAATTAAGTATTAATATATACTAATTTCAATCACTATTTTCAATTTTTTATAATATATTAATATAATATACTATATTAATAATGAATACATCCACTTGGACCGATGATATTGATAATGTATTAAATAACATACGTATAAATTGCGTTATATTAAACAAACTACATAAGCAACGCTATTTTGAATTAAAGTCTACATTAAAATATTACAGGTTACCAGTTATTATATTAAATGGAGCAAATAGCATAATAGCAGTTGGTTTACAGCCTTACGCCGACCAAGGAACAATTAGTTTATCAACTTCTTTAATAGCCTTAACTTGCGGTATAATAGGCTCTATTGAGTTATATTTTGGAATACAAAAGCGACTTGAAAATGATATGATAAGTCAACGTGATTATTATCTTCTCTCAGTTGATATATTTAAAACATTAAGTTTAAATAGGGAAAATAGACCTGTTCCCGCAAAAGACTTCCTTGAAAAGTCTTACAATACTTATACAAAACTGATTGAAAGTTCATCAGCCCTTAGTAGGGTTAAAGGTGATAAGTTGATTCCAATAGATTTCAATATTAATGATATTAATGAAAATAATGACAGTAATGAAATTGTTGTATTAACTCCCAAACCAAGTGGCCGTGTTGATTTGTCAACAGCTGAAGATGAATAATAAAGTATTATAAATTTATAACAATTTTAAAAATGTTATAAATTAAAATTGTTATAAATTATAATTGTTATAAATTAAAATTGTTATAAATTAAAATTGTTATAAATTAAAATTGTTATAAATTAAAATTGTTATAAATTATAATTGTTATAAATTAAAATTGTTATAAATTATAATTATTCCTAATAAATGCAGATAGCTTTTTATAATCTTCAATAAATATATTTTTATTGCCTTGATACTTAAATATTATATTATTTTTTTTACGTTCAAGTTCTGTTGGCGGATATAACTCATTCCAAGCCGTTATTATGTCATTGTCTATAACATTTGAGAGATTTAATAATGGATAACTATATTTCATATACGCAAGTGATCTAGCAATTGTTCCACGAGAATAATTACACGGAACATAAAATTTTTGAGCTGCTGATTTGTCGGCAGCATGAGCAAATTTCTTGTTGCTACGTAAATTGTTTGTATAATAATTTGTTAAAACTATATTGTGCATGTCTTTATTTGCCTTGTTATAACGTTTTGTAAATGATTGGGGAAAGATATGTTCTGCGCTAAGATTATTATATTTAGTATATTTTAAATTACTAAAATTAGTTAAGTTATTTAAATCACATTCTTGCGAACAGCTACAAAAATCATTATATAAGTCATAATATATATTGTTGTTATAATAATATTGTTTTATAGTTTTAATAGAATAATATTTTGTAGGCAATACACGAGTAATAGAATTATAATTTCTACGCAATAAAAGACTAACAAACAATTTAGTTTGAGAGAAGTAGTTAAACAAACGCATATATATTACTTCTTAAAACTAATATATATTTTACTAAATATAAAACTGATAAAAACTGTTTAAAAAAAATTGATAACTATTTTTTTTATGAAAACTTTAATCAAATTAATATTTATATTAAATCAATGACAGGTCATACACCTAGCACAGAACAAAATCAAGAATTTTTATCAACAATGCATACTATGATTGATGATTTAGATACTATTTCTCCCCACATTGATGAGGTTATTTATTTAAGGTTAGTAAATGGACTACAACGCTTATATAATATACACAATACAGGAACACAAACAAATATGAGTAATAACAGAAATACTCGGATCTATGAGCAACGTCAAATATTTAATGAAGAAAATAATCTATCCCAAAATATTAGTAGCGCTCTAATAAGACATTATGAACGAGTTAATGATATTAGTGGTATTCCTATATATCCTGTAAATAGTGATGCTTATCCAGTAAATACTGATGTTTATCCAGTAAATAGTGATAATACTGCTATTTATATTGTAAATAGCAATGCAAATAATCAAAACAATCATAGTATGCATTGGATAGAAGCGGCGCTCAGAGAAGGGATAACGCGAGCATGAGCTTTGTCGGTGAAATAGATTATGATGGCTATATTACATACGATTAAAAATTTTAAAATGATTAATGATAAAAAATGCTAAAAAAAATTGATAACTAATTTTTTTATGAAAACATTAATATTTATACTAAATCAATGACAGGTCATACACCTAGCACAGAACAAAGTCAAGAATTTTTATCAACTATGCATACTATGATTGATGATTTAGATACTATTTCTTCTAACATTGATGAGGTTATTTATGTAAGATTGGTAAATGGACTACAACGCTTATATAATATACACAATACAGGAACACAAACATCTAGTAATGTTAGAGAAACTGTTAATCACACTAGGCATATATATCGAGAGAATGTTCAAGCTAATAATGAAGTCCAAATTAATAGAATGTTAGCACGTCATTATGGAAGAGTTTATGACAGTAGTGGTGTTCTTATAAGTAACGAACCTTATCCTATAAATGATGATAGTAATGATATTAATGCTAATGCTCTTAATAATTATGATGTTGAGCCAAATGTTATAAATGCTAATCCTAATGTTATAAATGCTAACCCTAATATCATAAGTGTTGACGCTAATGCTATTATTAATGAAAACAATGAAGCACATAATCGGGAAACTGCCAGACTTAGCTATGTTGCTCTTTATAGTAATGCGTTTGATTATTGGAATCAAGTTCGTTTTCAACGTGCTAATTAAGCAATTTTATAATATAAAAATGTTGTTGTGCTAAGCAAAATACCACCCCATAATGTGTCTAATAGCACCAATAGTGGCGACCACTCATTAAAAAAAGCATAATTTGTTGTTTCATAAACCCCATTTATTAGCACACCTAATAAAAAGGCATCTTTAACAGGTGCATTTTTTCTTATTATAAAATAATATAGTCCACTAACCAATAATATATAACATGCTAAGGCAGAAACAAATCTAATCTTAACATCTGTTTTTTGTATATTTTTTAATATAGGCAGCATAAAATCTTTAAACACAAATAAATATGTTAAGTCTAATATTAGTAATAATGAAGCAATAAGCGCAAGTTTTTTTAACATAATATAATATAATATAATATAATATAAAAAACTATAAAAAACTATAAAAAACTATAAAAAACTATAAAAAACTATAAAAAACTATAAAAAACTATAAAATATAGTGTTAGTTTATAGTTAATATATGAAACATAGGTTTTTAGCTCTTTATAAAAAAAACAAACTATTATTTGTACTATTTTTATTTGCCATTATATTAATTTTTTCATTTATAAATCAGTCAAATGTTTAAATTAATTAAACACCATATTTTTCTTTAATCCATAATTTTAATGCATCAAGACTACAAGTTAAATAATTAGTATCACTTTTAGTATTAAAGCCTTGTAATTTTAAAAATTGCGGTTTTTTCATTTTTTCACTTTTATAAAATATGTAGTCACCATATTTTCCTTTTCTAATTGACATGCTATTGGAAATATAGCGCACCAAACTATTTGAAACAGGGTCGCATGTTTCTAATATAGTAATAGCATCTTCAAGCGTTAACTCTTTAAAAGGGACATTTATTTTAACGCTAACGAGAGATTTTCGCAACTCTCCGCATTCTAAATAATAACCATAAGAGCCATATTTTAAATAAACACTTTCCTCTTTATACACTCCCAAGTTTTTAATAGACTCTTGTGTATTATCTAACACGTCCTCTAAAGTGTAATGGCCTGCTTTTAATAAGTCAATGTCAATATTTTTTTTAACCCCATAAAATCCCAATGTTCCATCTTCTTTTGTATATTTAAGCGTTGGCCCATTTTTCCCTATTATATATGTATGTTTGTCATCTAGTGCAATTTGTAATTTGTTAATAGTTTCACTACTCTTAGTCGAGTCACTACTCTTAGTCGAGTCACTACTCTTAGTCGAGTCACTACTCTTAGTCGAGTCACTACTCTTAGTCGAGTCATCATTATTTGTACTGATTGATTCAATTAATGTATTCATCAAACTAGTACATTCACTAGTTAACTCATAATATGCTTTAGCCCCTAAAGCAATCTTGTCAAGGTCGTCTTCCATTAATTTTGTATATTCATAGTCAAATAGTTTATTAAAATGTGTTATTAAAAATTCAATAGTAATTATTCCAAGCTGTGTAATGACTAATTTATTTTTCTCATTACCAAATTCTTTTGCGCTTGTTTCTTTAGTAATATTGTCTTCAATCAAAGTATAGTCAGTACTATTTATTTTTTTTCCTTGAACATGCTCTTTTTTAACATAATTACGTTCTTGTATTTTCTCTAATAACGATGAAAATGTTGATGGTCGTCCAATCCCTTTTTGTTCTAACAATTGAACTAATTGTGCTTCACTATAATGCGATTTTAAGTCTTTTAACGTCTCTTTACAAATGATTTTGTTATAGTCTATAGTACCTTCTTTTATATTTTTCAAATAATGATAATGTTTTTCTTCATTCTTATTATTAACAATTTTCCAACCTAAAAAAGTATTTTCTAAAGCACTATATTTATAATGAGAGTCATGTGGTGCGCTAATAGACACATTAAGTTGATTATAACAAGCATTAGACATAACACTTTCCAAACTATTAGTATATATTAGTTTATATAACTTAATGTGTTTTGCGCTATAGTGTGCGCTGTCAAGTGTTTCAAGTGCTATATTTGTAGGGCGAATTGCCTCGTGTGCCTCTTCTAATGTTGAAGACATTGCTGCGCAACAAGTTAGCGCTTTTAAGTCATCGTAATTAGCAACATAATAAGCACCATATTTTACACTAATAAACGCTTTACATTGTTCTATAAAATCTTCACAATAAGATTTACTTGGTGTTCTCATATATGTAATAAGTCCATCTTCATATAATTTTTGCGCATAGCTCATAGTTTCTTTAGGTGAAATATGTAAGCTATTACTTGCTGCTTGTTGAAGTGTGGATGTGCTAAAAGGAGATGGTGGACTTTGTATAAGCGTTTTCTCGCTTGCCTTACTTAATATATGATCGTATGTTGTGCTTAATTCTAAAAACTCATTTATTGAACCATGACTATTATGATTTTTATTTAATACAAATTCAATATTTTTGTCAGTAAAATAGCCAACACTATTAAAGCTAAGTGTTCCAGGAGACTCTTTAATTGCTTTATAATTATCATACACTAGGCGCAATGCGGGACTTTGACAACGCCCGGCACTTAGCGAATTTTTACTATTTGCCGCTATAGATTTCCATAATAATGGAGTAATAGTAAATCCAACAAGTAAATCTAAAATTTGGCGACCTTGTTGCGCATAAACAATATTCATATTTATTGTTCTAGGATTTGCCAAAGCAACTTTGATTGCTTTTTCAGTAATTTCATGAAATATTATGCGCTTTGTTTTTGCCACATCTAAGTTAAAGACCTGTGTTATATGCCAGGCAATAGCTTCGCCTTCGCGATCATCATCAGTAGCCAAAATGACTTCGTGTGATCCATTTATTGCTTTCTTGATTTTGGCTATTTGCGGTTGCTTGCTTTCAATTAATTTAAAGTTAGGTTTGTAATTAGCACTAATGTTTATTTGTTCTAAACTTGAGAGATGTGTAATATGACCATACGAACCAATCACTTTATAGCCTTGTCCTAAAAATGATTCTATGCTGCCACATTTTGCGGGAGACTCAACAATTAACAAAGTATAAGTCATATAATATAATATAATTTAATACTAAGTTAGTATTAAATTATTTATTTCAATTATAATAATTAATAAAAAACATTATTGTCTTGGTTTTAACTCTAATGTTGGTTTTGGACTTGCTAATAAACTTCGCACTTTCATTAATTCATTATCTTGATATATACCACCCCCTTTTCCTGGTTTATAAACATTGATTAATGCTTGCCCTGTTAATAACAATATTTTTGCCAAAGTTTCATTTTGTGTAAATTTAGCATATTGCGCCTTTTCCAACAATCCATATCTCATTTTAGCAAATTCTTCTTCACCTATTACTAGAGAACCAAGTGATTTTTTTGAAATATTAGAATTATATAATTTATGGGCATCATCAATATTTGAACCAACTTGACCATCTTTAGTAAATTTATTATATAACTCGACACTTGGTTTAAACCTAGCCGCCAACATATAATGCATAACGCTAGACCAGTTCTTTCCATCAATTACTAAATTAGGAACTAAATATTGAGAGTCTAACTTTTTGCGCCAATCAACATATTCTTTATTGTTATTAAGCTCTAATATGTTTTTGGCAGTTTTAAATTCGGGGTTAATACTTTCCCCACTTCCTTGACCTATTTTTACGTGTCTAGACTTATTATATATTTGAATAACTACTGACTTATTATAATATTTTGTATTAGGACTGGTTCCAACTAAAGAATCAGATTTTGTGCTAGTACTAGATGTTGTTATTCCGTTTTTATTAGCAAATTGTATAAAATCGGGTATCAATACATATAATCCAGCCATTTTTTCCATACACTTTTCTAAAATTAGCTCCTTTATTCTATAGGGTAGTTCGTTAAATGTAAAAGCGCCACGCTCTATATTTTTATCATAAGTAATTAGTGTATAATGACTGCTATGTTTACTTATTAAATAATCAAGCATAATATAATACGACGGTTCAAATAATCCTTTTGCCATTATTTGTTTATCTGCTTCGCTACACTGTAACACCAATTCTTTTTCGCCTTCCAAAAAATGAGTTTGTGATAATATAACAAACTTTACATTATATAGTCTTTCTAAAGTAACAACTGCCCAATTATCTGCCCAATATTTACCACCAACAGTTGAAATTACTTTTTTAAGATCTTTAACATCATTTACATCTTGCATAAAGGCAAACTCCTCCACTAGTTCTTGAAATTCATCAGACTCTTGATTTGTGGCACTATATTTACTAAAATTAGTCTTAGCGTCATCAATCAAGTTTTTCTTAGTTTGTCCATCAATTGTTCCACCAATTAGTTTCTTAATTGTATTATGTTTGCTCTTAAATTCTTTAAGCTTAGTTTGTGAGGTTTTCATACCACCATAAAACAATTTGAAAAATTCAGAATAAGTAGCATATACTGTTTCGTCGACTTCATTTGCCAATTTTTCGCGAATAGCTTTTACTGATGTCTCAATTTTGACTGATCTTAATCCATCTCGTAATGAGGCAAAAAAGCAATCACCACCTCCCTCATTTCCTTTTATTGAATATTTTACACTTTTCAAATATTTATTTACCCAATTATGGGTTGGATCTTCAACATATTTACTAATTTCATAGTCGCTTTCTTCTTTTGTTTGACTTGCTAAAGCCATTATATCAAAAGGTGGTTTTGTTGGTAATAGAGCGACTTTTTTGCCTGTATCATCGCTAGCATCTGTTTCTTCGTCTTCATCTTCATCTTCGTTTTCATCTTCATCTTCGTCTTCTGATAATACACTAATATCATTAGGTAATGAACTAATTAAAGATTTGGCAAATGAAAACAATAGTGGTTCGGACATTTTAGATAAGTCAACATCACCATCTTCATCTAATAGCGAAGAATAAATATTATTATATGTTTCATATATTCCTATTTTAGCTATTACAAATCCATTATTTGCTAAATATATATTAAAATATACAATATTTTTACTTTTATGCTCAAATTGTGCTAGTCCTAATACAAATTGTATAGTTTTATCATATATTTTTGCTGAATATATACTTGATTCTACGTCAATATCATTACTTGCTATAGCTTTAGTCTCTTCATATTTAATTGTATTATTAATGTTGGAGACTACCATTATATAATATAAATTATTTTATATGAAATGTTTAAACTATTATAAAATAAACTATTTTATAAACTAATTTTTGATAAGTTCATCATATTTGTCACATATATTCATTAATTTAAATTTAATTTTAGTTGTAAAACTAGGATAGCTAGTATTGTTTAATAATAACAACTTAAATGAATCAACTAGACTACATAATATATTTATATTGTGGTCTGCTAGTTTAATAACTTTGCTAATTTTAAACAACTCGCTACAAAATATTAGTAAAAATTCTTGTATTGTTTCACAATATAGTTTATTATTTTCTAATTCTAAATTTTTTATAAAAAATTCAGTAAAGTGTGAAAGTGTTGACTTCATAGAATTGTGATTTATGAAAAAGTTAGTATAAAACTCTTGCTTCTCGTTATTTAATGGGTCGTATAAACTAATGTTACTATGCTTATACAAATTTATTATAAAAATAATAAAACACTTATATTTATCATTGTTTTTATTTATGACAAAATCATCACATATACTAGTACTATTGTATTTAATAATAGTATCAAAATCTAAAAACTCATTATAATATTTTTGTAATAAATTATATAGTGTTATTGTTTCTAATTTGTAATTTTTATTGTAGTATACATTAAATATTGAAAATAATATGTCGCTATAAATGGTGCTATAACTTACATTATTATAACATATGTATGTTATAATATAATTATCTATATAATTAATATCTTCATTGTTATTACTTTCTATACAATTTGTTAATAATTGCATATACATTATTATTAGCTCTTGCTCTAATTTAGCATAATTAGATGGGGCTAGCTTATTTAATATACTTTTAATTGTGCTTTTAACTAACTCTATTTTAGTTCTAGTTTCTTCTTTCTTTTTAACACTATTAGAGCGACTAGTGTTATTGTTATTGTTATTGTTATTGTTATTGTTATTGTTATTATAAGAATTAGATTGTTGATAATAATTATCATTAGTTTTACCTTTTAATTTTGTTTTTTTAAATCTAAAATCGTTATCATTATCAATAATATTTAATGATATATCATTATTTATTGTATCCAATATTGAATTTAGACATTCTAATAATTGAATGTCTAAAGTTTTATTTTCTAATGATAAATAATATTCACTAATAAATGAACTAGTGTAACTAATCATAGTATTATTAATAATAGTTTTATTCTTTTAATTATTTTCGTTTTATTAATATATATAAAGTATAGTATTAATATTAATAAACACAATGAATATTTTATCAACTGTATTAAGTTTTTATGACGACCAAGAAAAGAATAGCTCCGCCGATTACAATGATTGCTTTAAGTTACCAATAGAATATTTAGAAGAATCAAAACTCAAACTACTTAATAATAATATAATAAGTGATTTAGAATTAAAAGTGACAAAAGAAGATGACTCTGCAAATAACCCAAGTTCTAATAATAATTCAGGTGTTTATAATTTATATTATCATGTGTTTGATCCGACAAATATTTTTGAAAAGAACATTTTAAATAGATGGTCTAATTATTATACAATTGATAAAGAGTTTTTACTAGAAAGCCAATATTTATTGAAAAATTACAAATGTATTAAAAAAGTGAATTTTGCCGATGATACTAACATAACAAAAGAAGAAGAGTTATATACTAATTGTAATAAAATTATATATGATAATGGGTTTGTTAATAATTATCAATATATTGATATTCCGCTATTAGATAAATATAATAATAACAGTATATTATTGCAATGTTTAAGTATATATAATCTCTCAAGTCCTGTATTTTCACTGTTAATTCCAATCATATTTTTATTGTTGCCATTTTTTATAATTAAATTACAGGGTTATACTATAACTTTTGATTTATATTTTGAGCATTTAAAGAAAGTATTTGCCAATCATATTATAGGTCAGTTATTTAGTTCATTTAGCGAAACAACAGTTAGCAACAAACTTTATTTATTATTTAGTTTTGGATTTTATATTTTTCAATTGTATTTAAATTTTACAAGCTGTATCAAATATTTTAAAAATATTAAATATATAAATAATACATTGTTTGATCTAAAAGACTATATAAGTAACGCATTACATAAATATACTAATTTTTTGAAGTATTCAAAGTATTTAAATAGTTATAAATTGTTTAATGAAGAACTAAGAAAAAATATCACAATTTTTACCATTTATTACAATGAATTAACAAAGTTACACCCATATACATTAAGTATTTATAAACTTACCGAATTAGGACAGTTAATGAAATGTTTTTATTCTTTAAATAAAGATAAGACATTTATTACAAGCTTACATTTTTCATTTGGTTTTAATGGATATATTAAAAATATTGAAAAGTTGCAAGAATTTGTAAGTAAAAATATATTGAATTATTGTTCTTATAATAGCTCTAATACTAATCCTACAAAATTTACTAACGCATATTATGCGAATTTAAATGTTATTCAATATTTAAATACAAAAGAAACGGCAACATTAGATAATCCAATAATAGTAAAAAATTCGTATTGTTTAGATAAAAATTTAATACTTACAGGCCCAAATGCTTCAGGTAAAACAACCATCTTAAAATCTAGTTTATTTAATATTATATTATGTCAACAAATTGGATGTGGATTTTTTGATAAAGCACAAGTAAAACTGTATGATTATATACACTGTTATATAAATATTCCAGATACAGGTGGTCGTGATAGTTTATATCAAGCAGAAGCCAGACAATGTAAAAATATATTAGATAACATTGAAAGTAACAAAGAGCAAAATCATTTTTGTGTATTTGATGAACTTTATAGCGGAACAAATCCTGAAGAGGCTTTAAGTTCGTCATTAAGTTATTTAACATATTTAAATAAGTTTAGCAATTTAGATTATATTTTAACGACACATTATACAAAATTATGTAGGAAATTAAAGAAGCAAAACAACTGTTATTGTATGAATGTATTGAAAAAAGACAAAGATTTTGTATATACATATAAAATAAAAAAAGGAGTATCAAAAGTAAAAGGAGCACAAAAAGTGCTTAAAGACTTGGCATTTCCAGAAAATATAATTAACGGAATGAATTAATATTAATTCGTTAAACAATACTTAAAATAATATAATTTAAGTATAATATAAATGTTACATTTATTTAAGTTTATAGATTCTGGATTTTTATTAACATTAGGATTATTGTTATTAATAGGAGGATCAATAATGTTATATTGCTATCGCAGACTTAATTTATTGGAAAGAAGTATAATAGAACATGGTAAAATACTACAAAATTTTATAGTAAATTATAATAATCAAATGAGTCGATTATGTTTAATAAATAAATCAGGAACTAATAATGGAATATCTAGTACTGAAGAATGCGATGATTATATTTGTAGTACAACAAATAATGATAAGCTAGTTAAAAAAATAACTATGGAAAAAAAAATAAATGTTTCTGATGATGAAAACGATGTGTTAGATGAAGATGATGATGATGATGATGATGAAGATGATGAAGATGACGATGACGATGACGATGATGATGATGAAGACGACGATGATGATGACGATGATGACGATGATGATGATGATGATGATGATGAGGATGCTAATACTAAAGTGTTTGATATAAAAGAACCATTAGCACTTAATAAAGAATTTTATGAAACAATTCAATCGAGTCAAACACCTAGTAATACTAGTAATAATGTAGAACTAGTTGAAATTAGTAGCACTTCAAATTATTTAAATAATGATGAAGACATATTTATTAAAAATTTACCAATTGTATTGAGTGATTTTAATGAAGAGTTAGAACCTACTTCGAAAGTAATTAGTTTAGAAAATAATTCAGAAACAACACAAAAAGTAGAAAAAAAGAACTATAGCAAAATGAGAATAGATGAATTAAGAGCACTTGTTGTTACAAAAAATATCTTAGACAATGAGGAGGCACTAAAATTGAAAAAAAACGACTTGGTTAAATTATTACAAAAATAAATTGTATAGTTAATATATATAAAAATGGAGTCTGGACTGATGATGTTAGTACATTCTATAATAATTGGGTTAGTTTTATATGTACTAATGATATATGGTCTTAAACAGAGACATGTTGTTGCGGAAAATAGAAGTATATTATTGGCAGCGCTAGCTTTAATATATATGATTGTCTTCGGTCATGGATTACCTGGAAAAGTAAATAAAGATTTATTTTAGAAAACTATGTTTTAGAAAACTATGTTTTAGAAAACTTTGTTTAGTATTATTTAGTGTTATTTAGTGTTATTTGTTGTATTTAATTTATAAATTAATGTTATAAAAATTAATATTATTACTATATAATATTAATTTTATGAGTTGGGGAACTTGTTATAATGGTTCAAATAACATTCATTTTAATTATCCACCATTAATGGACGACTCAAGATTATTTAGCGATTATAATTCATCTGTTTTAAATGATAATGTTTTAAAACATAGAAATAATATACGAACAAATAGTGATTATAGAAAATATTTACAAACAAATAGTGATGCGCTAATTAAAAATAATCAATTAATTGCTTGTAATGAATGTAGTGTATGTCCTTATTATAATAGCACAAATTCAAATAATGCTACTAGTAAAACACCATATATTTTTATGTCTACTTTGACACGCGATCAGCCATATGGTTATGAAACCAGCAACTTAAAAAATATATATTTAAGCCAACAACAATTAGACGCGCAAAAACATGTTACAAAGTATATTATTAGTAATTAATAAAAAGTAATTTAAAGAATTGTTGTTATATTTTTAACAATATATTTTTATTATATTTAATATATTTTTATTATATTTTTATTATATTTTTATTATATTTAATATATTTTTATTATATTTTTATTATATTATTATTATATAAAAATATGAATTTTTTCGATAATTTGATGACTCCTCTTAGTCGCGACCATTGTATGTTATTTTACTATCTTGGACTAATCAGTTTGTTTTTTGCCATTGCCGCGCTTATAGGTTTTATTTTGGGTTTATTTAGAAAGAATACTCAATATGCGATGGGCGCATATTTTATGTCGTTCTTAAGTAATATGATTTTATACTATATTTCAAGAATACATTACTCCATATGCGTAGCTGCGTTACGTTAATTAGTGTGTACTAACTTTACAAATAACTATATAATACTTATTTAAACAAGTATTATATAACTATGAAATTATTAAGTATAGATATTGGTATAAAGAATTTAGCATTTATTATAATCGAAACAAATGAAGCTAATGATTTTAAAATAATAAAATGGGATGTAATAAATTTATGTAGCAACAATAATAATTGCGCACACCATTTATGTAAAAACAAACCGGCATTTTTTAAAAATAGTACTTATTATTGTAAAATACACGCAAAAAAAACAGCCTATAGCATCCCATTATGTAATATTAAAACGTTACATAAACTATCACTTAAAAAGCTTAGTACACTTGCAG